TAGTTATTTCTAAGTTTTTGTTTAGAATCTTAGTATCTAATTCGATTGTCTTTTTCATGATTTTAAAATGTTTAATTAATGTTTAATTTAAATGTTAATGTTATATTATTCTATCGTGTTAAATTGATATAGTGTGGAATTGTGTTAAAAAGTGGTGAATGGGACCTGGTAGTCACACTCACACACTTATATAAAAACAATACAATTTCTTTCATTAATAACTATCAAAGTAGTATTAACAATTACATACTGTATTGGTATTGTCCACATATTGTTCGTGTCTTTGTTTGTATCTTATTTTGTATCTTAATTACTCTCTTACCTTCCGAAAGGGACAATAAAATCATATCTCGATAGAGATATGTTCAATGGTTCATGTTCTAATAGAAGAGTTTCAATGGTTTTGGTTTTTACACCCGAATGGTACTGGAAAGAAAAAACTATTACGGAGTAATAGTCTTTCCAATCTCTAAATTAGGGAAGAAACTTTCATCATAACAGAAGATAGTTTTACCTTCTTCATAGATGATATTTCCTTCATCATTAGTACTCCATAAAGAAGGAGTATAAACTCTTACATGGATATTACCATGTTTATCTGGTTGAGGTTCAGATAGACCTGTAATTTCATAATTCATAACAATTATTTTAAATTAATGAGAATATTCTCTACATATTGGTGAAGTCTTTGTCTGTCTATGTTTTAGAGAGACTCTCTCTATATGTACATCATACATAACAGTATGAATACACCAAATACCATTGATGATATGACTAACATGTACTGGATTGTTTTAATGATTGTACTCATGATTGATAATGTTTAGTTAATAATTATTTAAATAATGGTCCATTGTACCACCACTACACCACTACCACCACCATCACTGGTGTCATGAAGGGTAGTGAGTGAGTGAGAGTACTAGACCTACTGTCCCACTGAGTGGGTGTGAGTGTGGGTTGTACCAATATACCCTGAAATAATATACATTATATATATTCTTTGTGGGGGTACCAAACATCTCAAGAGATAGGAGGGGTCTTTGTCTGTGTTGGTTCACACACTCAAAAACAACCCCTAAATTTTTTTTTTGATATTTTATTCGAGAGTTAAGAAAGTTTTGTATATTTGCAGCGTAATATTATTCATCCCCCGGTAACCAAAAAAGGGATTAGACATCGGATTGTAGTCCTAAATAAGGATAGAGTTTTCTCCGGTAATTACAAAAGAGTTAAGTATAAAATCTAGTTAGGGTAAAATGCACACAGGTAAGTGCGGTGAATTAACATCAATTTTATTATCCTTGGGTCCTTGTTAAAGGGAGCACTGCTAGAAAGAAATCTAAACTTGAAAGAGAGAAACCAAGGGGGATTACTATATCCTTTTTTTAGTATCTCAAAAGTTTCTTAAAAAACATTTGGATTTATAAAAGATTTGTTTATATATTTGCATAAAAATATATAGACTATGAAATTTAAACCAAACGGATCGTGGGTTGTCCTTCCAGACCCAACTATTACTGAAACAGAATCAGGAATTATACTAGATGAAGCTACATCTGTAGCTAATGCTAAAAGATCTAACTTATTAGAAGTCCAGGCTACTGGTCCTATGTGTACATTTGCCAAAATTGGGGATACTGTTATGGTTGATCCCAGAACAGAAGCTGTGAAAGCACGCATCGAGAATAAGGATTATCTTATTGTTGGGGAACATCAATTACTTGGGAAGTGGTAAAAGGCTCTGTTACTATATCTATAGAAGACTATCATGATTTAATTGACTCTAATACGTCAGCTACTGAATTAAATGCATCAACTAAACTAGCAGCTAAAGAGCTGCAAGTGTTTTTATCATATTTATGTGGTAAGGAGGATGTGTCTAATTATATAGATGAGTTTAATAGACAATCTAAAACATCTACTATTATTATAGAGAACGGTAGAGCACAAATAAAATTCAATGAAAAAGATTAGATACATATTACATAGATTAGGATTTCATAATTCTAACTGTAGGAGAAGAGTATACACAACAGATCAAGATTACTTATGTCTAGTAACAGGTAATACCCATAAAAAACTTACATTGTGATCTTTAAATGTAATGAATGTGGGGAAACAAGAAAGTTACAAAAGGCTACTGTAGTATTAAGAGATGGTCAGTGGATAACTAAAGAAGCTTTATGTACATGTGGGGACACTACCTATATGGAGCAAGTATTAACATCAGAGTATAAAGGTTTACCTAAGATAAAACTTAATGACTCTGGACAAAAATTATAATATGACATTTATAAAGACATTTTTAAAGACAGATACATACCCAATGAGAAGGTGGGTAGTAAAATATGATAAGAAAGGTTTAATTAAAGAAGTGAAATGCATCTTTGATCCAGAGTTATATATTAAATCTAAAAACCCTAGGCCAATATACGGTGATAAAAAATTAAAAGAGATATTAATTAAGGATAAAAAGAAAAGAGATGAAGATTAAAACAATAAGAGTTAACATAGACAGTACTTATAAGTATATTCAACTATGGAATGGTATATTTAATCTTACAGATAAAGAATTAACTATCTTATCTTCATTTATAGATGTAAATGATATTACAGAAGAAGTTAATCTATGTAGTGTTAAGAATAAGAAGGCAGTATCTCAAATGATAGGGTTAAAAGATTACAATACTTTGAATAACTATATTAAGAGGTTTAAAGATAAAGGTGTTATCCTTAAAAATGATAATACATATAAAATAAACCCATTCTTATATCCAGATGCAGATAAGGTGGAGATAAGTATTGAAAGAAAGTAATGCTTAACTTTAGTGAGTATGTATATACTTTTTTTGAGTTAGAGTATTACAGTATAATTATTGTACAAACAAAAAGAGGCGAGTTTATAAATTTAATAATAGAAGAATATGAGTGAAGATCAAAAAATGCCATCTATATTAGAAATGGTTAAAAACTTTTCAAGAGATTTAGCAACATACATTGCAAAAGGATCCCCTAATGTAACTGAAGAGGATTATAAAGAAAGAGTAGAGACTTGTGAGGTATGCCCATCTTTTAAGAAGAGTGCGTCTAGGTGTACAACATGTGGGTGCCTAGTAGAACATAAAGCTAAGTGGAAAACTACAAATTGCCCAGAAGATAAATGGAAAAAGCAAAATGTCTAAAAATAAAAAAGAACTTATATATAGTTTAGCTAATAAATATGATTTACCTCTAAATAAAATAGAAAGTATTATTAACCATCAGTTTAAATATGTAGTTAAGATTATGAAGCAGGGTGATTTTAAAACTATACGTCTCCCATACTTTGGGAAGTTCTCTGTGAACCCTAAAAGAGTTAAACATATAAATAAATTAAAAAATGAGTCTAAATAACGATTTAATATACATTAATGATAGTAAAGCAGTTCCTAGTGCTTATGCTTTATCTATAATAGAGTTTAAAGATCTATCTCTAGAAGAATTATCTTTTGTGTACTTTATGGTAGATCACAGATCTCCATTTTCAGTATATGAATGGGCTCAACGTAATATTGAAGTAAAAAATAGTATCTTTGGGGATAAAAAGAAGTGGGATCCATCACCTAAAGTTATAAGTGCTTGTGATAAGTATGAAATATTAATTGAAACATCAGCAGTAAGATTATTAAAAGCTGCAAAAGAATCCATAGTAAAACTAGAGAAATACTTTAGAGCCATAGACTTAACTATGATGGATGATAACGGAAAACCTATATTCCATGCTAAAGATTTAATAGCAAACTTATCTAATATGGGGAAAGTAGTCGATGGTTTATCAAGGCTAGAAGAAATAGTTAAAAAAGAAGAACAAGCTGCCAATACAAATAGAGGTGGAATAGAAGTAAATAAATATAGTATGTAATTATGGATTTTTTAGAAGACTTAGAAATATATCGTAAAGCAATGGAAAATGCTTATAAAATAATAACAAAAGAGAGAACGTTAGATGATGTATATGCTGATTTTGAAGAAAACGGAATAGAGCAATTTCATTTACCATTCAACCCTTTAGAAGAAGACGGTAGGTCACCAGATATAATAGATATGGTAATAGAGTACTATACAAGTACAGAAGAATATGAAAAATGTGCAAAATTAGTTCAGATTAAAAATAAATGTCTAAGTTCAAAGATATAAATAGAATAAGACCGGCTGCTGTCTCTTTTTTAGAGCAAGGACACTATACACTTGCTTTACCTGGAACAAAAGAGTATTATGAATACTGGGATGAAGAAAAGAAGAGATGTATGTATGGGTATACAGTAGATGAACTCAGTATAACTGGGTTTCATTACTTCTACCTTAACTACTGTCCTATAGATCGAGCTATAGATGAAGAGTTACCAGATGGTACAATTCAAGCTAGGAGAGAACGTAGTTTTCCTAGATTTTATGATGGAGATTGGGCATACTTTAATGAAATAGATAAAGCTAGGGCAGATAATAAACATATGATTGTTTTAAAAGCAAGAAGGAAAGGATACTCATATAAAGCAGGGTCAATGCTTGCACGTAATTACTTCTTTGTAAAAAACTCTAAAAACTTTGTATTTGCATCATCAAAAGAATTCTTAATTGGGGATGGACTATTATCTAAAGCATGGGAGTTCTTATCTTTTATAGATGATCATACAGCATGGTCCCAACCAAGGTTAAAGGATAGGGAGATGCATAAAATGTCTGGGTATAAGAAGAAAGTAAACGGATTAGAGATTGAGATGGGGATGAAGTCCCAAATAATGGGGGTATCTTTGAAAGATAATCCAGATAAAGTAAGGGGTAAGGCAGGAGAGTTAGTATTCTTTGAGGAAGCAGGATCTTTTCCAGGATTATTAAAAGCTTGGGAGGTAACAATGCCTACAATGAGACAAGGTGCTAAAACATTAGGAATGATGGTAGCTTTTGGTACAGGTGGTACTGAAGGATCAGATTTTGAAGCTATGGAGGAGATATTTTATAATCCAGCAGCGTATGATTGTATGGATTATGAGAATGTGTGGGATGAAGGAGCAATGGGGACAAGATGTGGATACTTTATACCAATACAAACAAATTTAGATGGATTTATAGATGATAACGGTAATTCTATTAAAGATACTGCTGTAGAGTATGAGAATAAAATGAGGGATAAAAAGAAAGGGGCTGCTGATACAAAGTCTTTAGATCAGTATATAGCTGAGCATCCATTCTCCCCACAAGAAGCTACATTACAAGTAACAGCTAATTTATTTGATGTAGCATCTTTACAAGAACAATATAATATAGTAAAAGCTAGGGGATTACAATCTATTGGTACGGTTGGTAAATTATATCATAATACTAAAGGTGAAGTTAAGTTTACAATAGATGGTGATTTAAAACAAATAACTAAGTACCCTCATAGAAAAGATGATGATAAAACTGGAGCTGTAGTTATATATGAAGCTCCTTATAAAAATCAAAATCAACAAGTACCACAGAATTTATATGTAATTTGTCATGATCCATATGGACAAAATCAATCTGCAGATAGTACATCTTTAGGGGCAGCTTATGTGTTAAAAAGACCTAATAATTTATCTCAACCAGATGATATTATTGTAGCATCATACGTAGGGAGGCCTCATACACAAGATGATTATAATAGAAATCTATTTTTATTAGCAGAT